GCTGCCATTACTTCACGGCTCTTTGTTGTATCCATATCACGGATGAGACCGTTAAGAGCAGATGTGATAAAGAGGATTCTATCCTCTGTTGGTACCTCATCGTCTGTCATACCGTCAACTGCTGCTGCAAGTGCAGAAATAACATCTGCGCCTGTAGAAAGAGTGCCTGTAGCTGTGCTAATTCCATCCTTACCGCAAAGAGTAGCGAATGTGAAAGCATCTGCCTCTGGAGCAACCTTAGTTCTAAGGAACTGAGCGTTGAGCTGACCAAATGCAACCTCTGCTGTTTCCTCGTTATCAAGGTAATCTACAGAGAGCTTACGGCCTCTGTCATAGTTGAACTGTACTGTTTCATACTCAAGGCTTACATCGCCGTTAACGTAACCAGAGTTACGTGAGTAATCAGCAAGACCGTCCATTGAAATCTTAGGAATCATGATTTCATTAGACTTAGCACCCTGTTTAGCTGTGTTTGGGTCTGAATCCAAAACAGATGTTAATGATGCTGCTTGATACACTTCATCAAGAAGTGCTGTGTAATTCTTTGATAATTGAATAGACATCTTTCTTTTCCTCCGTTATTCTTTTTTTGGTGGTAATCCCATGGCAGCTCTTAAAGCTGATTCCTCTACCTTTTCAGGCTTGTTATCATCTGTCTGCTGACCATTAGGAGTTGTGAATTTTGCTGCATTACCGTTAGGGTCTTTAGCGAAAGAATCTGGATCACTTTCTTGTACACCCTTAAGGTAATCCTCAAAACCTAAAACCTTACCATTATGCATCTGTAATGGCTCCTTTTCTAGGTCTGCGATAAACTGCCTCTTAGCAGCATTTGATGAGAACTTAACATCAGCTGTTAACTTTTCAATTGCATCGTGATAATCACGAGCCTGTAAGTTCTTCTGGTACTCAGCATCCTTATCCTTGTTTGCCTGTTCCAGCTCTGCAATCTTTTGTTTCATGCCCTCAGCATCTACACCATCAAAAGCCTTTAGAGCTTCCTCAGTCTGTGAGAGCTTTTCGTTTGCATTGTCCAGCTGTGCTTGGACTTTCTGAACTTTCTTATCTGATTCATGTACAGAAATGACCTCATCCCAACCTTTCTTTTCAATGGTTCCTTTCTGCTCATCAGTAAGCTCTAAGCCCAACTTTTCCAACTCATCAATTAATTTCATTTTGATACCCTCCTGTGTTATAAGTTTTTTATTATCTGGGACAGCCCCAGCAATCGGATTGTGCTATTTAAGCCATAGCTGGCAATTCTCTAGATGGAGCTTGCATCCATGTGCCCGGCGACACTGTCTTTGCACTAGAGAGCCTTTAGAAAGGAGAACTATGAAATGCATAACAACCTCAAGCTCTGAATATAGTGTTACATAGAATTTAGGCACAGATGCGCCAACTTTTTAGGCAATAAAAAAGAGCTAGGTTCTAAAATTTTAGAATCTAACTCTTATATTTTGGGTATTAAAAAAGCACCCTGTTTAGGATGCTTTATCTAATCTTTTCTGCATGACATATTCTGTTAAATAATCCAATTCATCGTAATCAAGCTCTGTTAGTGGATTATCCTCACAATCTGTCTCTCCATCGAATTTTCCAAACATAGCCGCTCTCTTATCAAAATATTCGTCTATTGTACATCCTAATTTCTTTTCTATTCTTTCTTTCATGATATAATCTCCATATTAATTTCAAACATCTTTTTCAGATTATTAATAGCAGATATTTCTTGTTCTTTATTGCTATTATACAAAGCTTTTTCAAGTTTTGCAAGCTGGCCCTCTAATGCGCTACATTCAATCTTATCAAATACTATAGTTCTTTTGGTTGAATATTTGTAAATTGTTCCGTTATGGCATACAACCAATCCATATTTGTAACGTCTACCAATTAGTGCCTTTAGATCATCCACGCTAGGAGCTGAGCTGCTAGGATGATTATGAATGCTTATAAAGGTATAATCTGGAGCTGAACTTAATTTCTCTAACATATTTTCAGTAGGTTTACATCTACTGATTTTACTTTCAGCATCATAATAATCATAATTTTTATTTATCCATGATTTACCATTAATAGAGTCTATAAATGTTAAATCCTCATAATGGGTGTTGTTTCTATGTTTAAGCGTATCATGTATATTTCTTTGAATCTCTACAATAGTTTCACCCGATTCATTTAAGACTGCTAATCTTTCACGTAATTTATCGACATTTAAACGCTCATTATTAACTAATAATTCTCTATGGATACTTTTCTTACTTTCTTCTTTTTCCATGGTACCCTCTTTCTTTAACTTAGCTATTGTACCATTTTTCTGATATCCAGCAACCTTTAATCTATCCCTCTGTCGAGTCAATCCGAAATCAGCGCAATATTGCCCATATACTCTATTTCTATTAGTGAGCTTTATTTCCAGGTTTCTTCTATCCCCCATTAGCTGAACGAATAAATCAGTATCGTGCTTAACATTATCCAGCTCAGCATCTTTCATTACTATCTGGCGCTTAGTATCTCTTATCTGAGATTCCATTCTGCGTTGCGTTTGCATATCCTCATATTTGCATGTAGTACGGCGCTTTTCCTCAGCAGCTATAAGGCGTTCTTTCTGCTTATCTGAATAGTTTTCATCAGCCTGTATTCTAGCTATACGCTCATCAATAACAGATTGCTTATCCTGGATATATTTCTGCTCCTCAGCATCTACTTTCAAATTGCCCTGATCATCTACCCATGGATTATCTAGCTCCTTATCCCATGGTTGGTGTGAATGTCTGCAATTGTATCCGTGCAGACCATTAGGATTTACTACTTGCCCCATACCCGTTTTAGGGTCTATATCATAGCCTGTAGACTCCAATAGGTTAGGGTATCCGTCCTCTGAGCCTCTTATCTTGTATGCTCTACCTTGCCACTCAGCATGGCTATATAAACCACCTTTATCACTAATACGTGCGCCTGTATGGGCAGATACAAGCACGTAATCAATGCCACCCTCTGCTATGTATTGATTAGTCACTTGTGCTGCTGTTTGATTCATAGAAGTCACTACGGCACATCTTACAGCCGCCTCTAAGCTCCTGTGTGCTCCTGTAGGATAATCTGGCATTAATCCGCTCATAGCAAGCTTATCTAATACGTTTGTAACAGCCTCAGAGTAACTAATAGCTCCAGAGCTGCACAATACCTCTGCTTGATTGAGTGAATTGATAATAGTTGAATTGTAAGCACCCATGGTAGTTCTAGTAAGGTTATCTAGCTCTCCGCAAGTCTTAGCCCACTCTGCATCCATGGTCTGCCTAATAGCTGGGTTGTTAAGCGGTCCATAATCACCGCTAAAGTAATTATCCAGCACCTTTTTATCATTTGAAAAAGAAGTCATTACAGATTCTTGCAATACTTCTTTCACAGCCGCCTCAGATTGAGCTGTGAGCTCTGCTAGGCGCTCTGTAATCTCATTCTGGGATAATCCTATCTGTTGCAGTATAAAAAGCTCTCTATCGGCTTTTCCGCCTACTCCCTCAGCCCCTAAAAGGAACTTAGCTATATCTCTTAAAAGGTAATCCTCAAAATCATTGTAATAGGCTGTTACCTTATCTGCTTTGTAATTGAAATCGTTAGGCTTTAACATATTATCTCCTAGATACTCTGTCTACTAATGCTTTCCACTTGCTTAGATTCTGCTCTTTTGCTCTTTCAAACCAATGGTCTGTTGCTCCTGGTTCTGAATAGCTTAACGGTCTACCTGTATGTACTGACTTTGTTACACCAGCTTCTACAAATGTTCTGCCCGATTCATCCGTTAATACCTCACCCTCATACTGATAATGAGCGTATGGAGCATACCACTCTATATAATCTCCATATATTCCGTCTGGATATCGCACCTGGCTCCTTAACTGTCCTTGTTGAATAGGTATTAATGGAGTACAATCCGCTACAATCTGCATATTGAGCTTTTTATGCGCTTCTTTGAAATTCCTATCAAAGTTATCTGTGTTTATATCCGCACTTACTTTAGGCGTTGTGAACTTAAACCTCATATAGCCTCCTAACAATAAAGCACCCACTCAACCTAGAATGGGTGCTCCTTACTATTCATCCCCGAATAAGCCTTTATTGGCGTTGGCCTTATCCATTTCGGAACCCATAGCCTTTGCCTCATTCTCAGACATCCCTTCGAATTTCATGAAATACATCCATGCTGGAGCCTTGCCAGCTTGTACATATTTCCACCAATTCTGCTTATCTTCTTCATAAGAATATGTGATATCGCCCCATGCATAATTAGCCTCATATTCTCCTACAGGTGCCAACTCGTATAGATCCATGAATACTGATTGAGCATATAGCAGCTCGTCTACACATGTCTTAAGAGCATCACGAATAGATTTGATTGTTTGGATTGTTTCTCTATCGTCAGCCTCTACCTGTGTGGCTGTTATCATGCCTGTTTTCTGGTCCAGAACGAAATAGCCATTAGAGAAACCACACTTTTTACCAATGAGAGATAGCTGAAAATCTATACCCTCTTTACGTGTGCTTGTATTAAGCTCTGGGTTGATTTCGTGATATACCTCGTTACTTTCTGTAAGCACATTCATGCTCTTGACGTATCTAGGTAGTGGGATGTGTACTCTGTGACGCTTGCCCTTGCTATCAATAACACCTTTATCTGTTAATCTTTCATCCAGCAATACTATCTTAGATGAGTGCTTAACTTCCTCAGCGTTTCTCGAATAAGCTATGTCTAAATCTTTCAATTCTTCCATAGCCTCTGCGAATATAGAAACACCTAAAGGAGAATCAAAATCAATATCGTTAGCAATTGGCATCTTAAAGTAGCCAAATAGCATACCGTCTAACTTATCGCCGTTGCTCTTTACGATATCAACCACAGGCTCTAGCCCAGCCCACTTGGTTTCAGCTAAGCTAATCTCTACTCCTAGTGTAGTACCGTCCTTACTCTCGAATGCCTTGTTAGTGATTCTGTAAAATGTACGTTCCTCGTATTCCTCAGAATCCGGCATCTTTACAAATGCAGTAAAGAAAGAGTGATACTCTAGCTTGGTGTAGTAGTATTTTTCTTTCTGGTATGTATCCTGGAACACAACGCCTGTTATATTGCCGTTGCCGTCAGTAGAGGTTATCTGGAACCTATCCGGTGTAACAAAATCTACGCCCTCTCCATTAGGTTTAAGGATTAATGAGCCAGCAGCTATACCATACTCAACCCAATTCTGAAACCTAGGATATACTGACTTATTCCAAAACTCTTTCATAGCCTCTTTACGTGAGCCGTCAAAGTTAACGTCTATGTCTAAGCACACTAGCCTAGCTGTTTCCGAGCAAAGGTATTTAGCAAACTTAATACTCTTGATTCCGTCTGCCTCGTTAATCCATGGGGCTGAGCCAGAATAGATATTCATCCACAGCTCTATAGCCTTTCTCATTGTCATGGACTCCACGCCCTCAACACCGAACTGCTTTTTCACCTCAGTTGTAAACATTCTGCTCCACCATCCTTTAATTGATTCTATTAATCCCATTTAAAGCCTCCTATACATAGCCTCTGTTTGCCATTCGTGCTATCGTGTAAATGAAATATCTTATTGCATCCATGTGATGATCATTTTCTTTTATGACAGTATCAATACCTGTCTTAGCGGATAGCTTTTCATCCCACGCGTAAGATTCGAACTCATTGATACCCTCTATACAGCTCTCATGTATCAGTAAGAATCCTAGGCCTAAGTATTTAGTAACCTCTTGGATACCATTGAGCACATCGTTATTACCGTCTGTAATGCTAAAAGCACCATACTTGCGTATAGTAGCTTTCATAGCAGCTGCTGACGGGTCGATAACAATACTCTGTATCTCGTAGCCCTCAGCTATATCAACCAGCATTTGGTAATAGTATTCGTTATCTACAGTGGTACCCGTTTCTCGACCGCTATAATGAGCCTCTTTAATAACTCTTACTTTCCCCTCGTCAGTGAACTCTATAAGCTCTACAGCAAATGGGTTCATAGTACCGTAGTCAATAGCTAGGTAGTATTCACTGTTAGGGTTGTACTTAACATCACCGCTAAATACATTACGCTCTCTACTAAACGAGCTGTATACTAAGCCCTCAGCAAGTGCCCACTCGCCTAGGATGTATCTCTTATAGAGAACTGAGCCGAAATATTCCTTGCAAAGGTTCTCAACAAACTCTTTGCTAAGAAATGGGTTATCAAATATCGTGTATTTCTGGCAGTAAATATCTGCATCAGAATCTAAAAACTTTTTAAGCCAATGGTTAGGCCCTTGTGGGTTTAAGGCACCGTCAAAACATGAATACTCTTTATCAAGTCGTGATTTGAGCATATCGAAAACATCTTCGTTCCAATCTGCTACCTCATCACCGTAACAATACTTGATTGATGCACCACGGAGCTTACTTACCTGTGATACCTTTTCAGCGCCTAAGCAGTATACCCACTCGCCGAACAGATAGCACTTATTCTGGCTGTTGATTTCACCTACCAGCTTTTCGCCGTAGAGGTTACGCATAGGCTCTAATACGTTTCGCTCAATAGTGGATTTAGTAACACCTAAAATAACCGTTAGGCCGTCTTTGCCTTTACGGTTCATTATTCGCTTAGGTATTACTAAAGCATAATCTAAATAGGTCTTGCCCGACCTGGTTGCTCCGGATTTTAGATTCCAGCGGTGCGTTGCATTATTCAGATACTCTTGCTGTTTCTTGCTAAGCTGTAGTGCCATTACTCTATCGTTCCTATACCGTCTAATAGTTCATGTAGAGCCTCAATCGTGTTATCAGTTTCTGTGCTGGTTAATTCCTCCCATTTTTCTATCGCTTTAACATCGCCCTCAAGCGCTTTATAGAATAGCGCCTGTGTTACAAGCGCATCGTTAGTCATATTCTCCTCATCGAGCCCCAGCTTCTCTAGGCTCCTTTTAGCTGTTATGCTTTTTACAGGTGCAGCAGCCATTAAT